AGCTAAATTCACATCAAGTCAGACGGTATCTCTTACGCTAATGGCTTGGCACAGGCCGATAGATGTGATTGCGTGGAGCCAACGAAGAATTGGTCAGCCAACGCTTATGCCGATGGTGATCCTTGCAATGGCGCTCCTTCGGGCACTTCAACGCTAAGAGTAGAGGTCGAGATTACGTATAGTAATGAATGTACTACGCAGAAGAGTTTGACGGTAACAGCCTCAAGCTCAGGGACTACTATCGGGAGTACGACAGTAACTATACCTACTGGATCAGGCACTAAAAAGGCCATGATATCTTTTGGTCGTGGATATCCATGTAATTCTATCAATATAAGTGGAAGAGCTGGTGGTCAATGTTAAGAGTCTGATATATAATAAAAAGGAGAGGCTAACTAACCTCTCCTTTTTATTGTATATACATTATCAGCATTGTCCACCTGTGGTACAAGCCGCATGCGCCGTTCCTGGTCTTATGGCCGCTTGAAAACACATTCTACCACTAGTAGATCCACTACCAGTACCTATCGTAACCGTAGTACTAGTGGTCATCTCCATACCCGTGGAGGTATTCGCTTCCGCTCCTCCTGTCACTGTTATGGTTTTGCTGGAACTACACGGATTACTGTATTCCACAGTAAAGTTAATACAACTTCCGCTTTCACTGTAGCCTACCACGTTGGCACTCCAATTTTGTGGACAATCACATCTATCGGCCTGTGCCAAGCCATTAGCGTAAGAGATACCGTCTGACTGTAGGTTGTTGTCGGCTATCCTATTTGCCTCATCCTTGGTGCAGGCGGTATATTTACCAGCAGATTGCCTATAACTAATAGTCTTAGGAGTACAGTTACTAGGACAGTTCGTAGCCTTGACATTCCCCCATCGATCATCATTACCAACCTTCGCAGAACAACTTGCATCCGCTAATGCCTGAGCTTGAGATCTCAACCTATCTATCTTATCGCTAGCTTGAGCGTTGGCAGAAGACGTGCTAGAAGCGCATATAGATCCAGAAGGTACATCCGGATAGGTAATCGTTACTCCACAAGGCTTATCAGATGGGCAATTCCTACTTGTAACAGAACCTCCTTGGAAACCAAGCATATTACAGCAAGCAGTTCCATAGCTTCTATATTCCTCATCTCCACAATCATTTCTATATAAAGCTACACTTTTGCCAGATCTACACTCAGCGTCTCCTACTCTACTCCAAGAATTAGGATCACAACAGCTATCGCAAGAACCACCAGAACATCCACATGAGCAATACTCATATACCCGATCCTCGGTCTGGTCAGCATGACATCCATTCCTATCGCTCCTTCTGTATGTAGCCCAAACATCGCCACTAGAGCAATAATTTCCACCCTCATAACTCCATCCAGTCCAATCTGGAGGAGTATCCTCACAATCGCCATTCTTGTTGGCGTAAGCCTGAGCGGCGATTCTGGTAGCCGAGTCATTTCTGAAAGCGTCTTGAACCTCGCTGTTGGCGTCAGCCTGAGAAACCGTTGATGTTATAGGGTCTAATCCTAATGAGCTATAAGGAACTGATATAGCCACACCTTGTCTACAAGAACCGCAATTATCCTTGTAGAAAGTAGCGCTTCCAGTACCGGTCCATACACAAGTTCCATGTTGGTTAGCGTAATCCTGTCCCTTCTGGTCTAAGATCTGCTCGGCCTTGCTTCTGGCATCCGCCAAAGAAACCTTGCTGGTGATAGCCGTACCGCCGTTAACCTGCGTGGAGGTCACGGTAATCCTCTGGCCTACGCCGCCTTCGGCGCAGTTGTTCTTATAGAAGTCACGGCTTGCCACGTAAGTCCATGTACATCCTCCATTCTTATTGGCGTAAGCCTGACCATCAGATCCACGAACCGCGTTCTCAGCCTTCTTGTTGGCGTCAGCCAAGGAAACGGTGGAGGTGTACGGGTGTCCCGGAAGCTTGCTGCTACTTACGGATACCATGTCGCCCACGCCGCCGTCAGCGCAATTGTTCTTCCTAACCTGTCCGGTATAGCTTCCTGTCCACGTACAAGTACCCTTCGAGTTAGCCACGGCCTGACCCTGAGAGTTCACGGCGGCCAATGCCTTGGCGTTAGCGTCAGCTTGGGATACACATGACTTAAACTTACCATCAGAGCTAGGACTTGGATCCGTAACATCATTCTGAGTTACGGTAACAGAGCTTCCAACTCCACCATCCGCACATTGACGGGTAAAGGCCTTGGATGCCGTACCAAACCAGAAACATGTATTATCACCACCAGCTATATACCGCTCTTGATTATCAGGATCAGTATAACAGGTATTGGTGTTACGTTGATGTAATTGAGAGATACAGTCCTTACATACGGTCTCTATAGTCTCCCATACCGGTTGCTCGGTCTTCGTATGGCACGTATCATCATAGTTCTTGTTGACGAACGCCTGACCCATTCTGTCGATATAGGCCTTAGCCAAAGCGTCTGCCTCTTCCTGAGAACGGGTTGAGGTAAAGAACTGACCCATAAGATCCGGGGTTACGGTGATAGGATCTGCATACTGACAAGTAGGACACTTAGGAGTGAACTCCTTGCTATAATTACCTACATATATCTTCAGTTTGTCGCAAGTACCACGATCGTTGGCTATAGCCTGACCTTGCGCCTTGACAGCGGCCTTGGCAAGCTCATCGGCGGCGAACTGGCTCTCGTATGAGTAGAACGGACCTCCGGTCACGTCAGCCTCAGTAACGGTAACTGAAGACGGGATAAGACCAGACGGACAATCATTCTTCTCAAACACCTCGCTATAATGACCGGTGTACTTAGGAGCCTCATGGCAAGTACCACGCTCATCGGCGATCTTCTGACCTTGATTCATGACAGCGGCCATAGCGACTAAGTTAGCCTCATCCTGTGATACACAAGACTGGAACGGATGACCTTCCACCATATCTTGTGTCACGGTGAACGGATTTCCTACCTGATTAGCGCCACAATTGCTCTTCGTGAACTCGAAGCTAGCCTTGCCGGTATACATAGTGGCGTTAGAGCAAGTACCCTTGGTGTTAGCCAAAGCCTGTCCTTGAGCCTGTACGGCGGTCATAGCCATAGCGTCAGCGGCGGTCTGGGAGTCGTTAGACTGGAATGGGTGTCCTTCTACCATATCTTGGGTGATCGTCACCTTAGATCCGATCTTACACTCACCACAGTTGTTTCTCGTGAACTCCAAGGAAGCACGGCCGGTGTACGTACAAAGGGCGTGGATATTGGCAAGAGCCTGTCCTTGGGCGTCAACGGCGGCCTTGGCCTTGTTGTTGGCATCCTCCTGAGATACGGTAGATGTGAACGGATAACCGTCAACCATCCTATCATTTACCGTATAAGTACCACCAGTGCCAGCACCACAATTGTTACGGGTAAACGTACGTGTATAAGTACCGGTATATACAGGCACCTTCTCGCACTTACCTTTCACGTTAGCCACATCCTGACCTTGAGCCTCGACGGCGGCCTTAGCCTTATTGTTGGCGTCTTCCTGAGATACGGTAGACCTGAAATCTCCTGTTACCATAGTCTCATCCACGACAACCTTAGTACCGTATTGAGTCTCATCACAGTTGTTACGAGTGAACTCCTTATTATACCTACCGTAGTAGATCGTCTTCTCCTTACACTCACCTTCTAGGTTGGCTTGTTGCTGGGCGTTAGCCTCAAGATCGGCCTTAGCCTTATCATCAGCGTCCTTCTGGGAGATAATAGAGAAGTACTTACCAGCGGCTACAACATAAGTATAAGGTTGACCGATATGGAACTCATCGCAATTGTTTCTAGTGACTGTCTTCTCCATCCTTACGTTATAGTAGACGTTAGTCTGACAGTCGCCACGCTCGTTGGTGATAGCCTGACCTTGCGCCTCGACAGCGTCCTGCGCCAGCTTGTTGGCGGCATCCTGCGATACCGTAGAAGTGAACGGATATCCAGAACACATCTTCTCGTCCACAGTGAAGTCAACAGGAGTAGAACCCTCAGGGCAGTTGGTTCTCTGGAATACCTTGGAGTACGATCCGGTAAATACCGGTATCTTCTCACAGTTACCCTTGATATTCGCTATATCCTGACCTTGAGCCTCGACAGCAGCCCTTGCTAGGCTATTAGCGTCTTCCTGAGACACGATGGATCTGAAGTCCCCTGTAACCATCGTCTCATCGACAACCACATCAGTACCGTATTGGGCGGAATCACAATTGTTACGGGTAAAGGTCTTGCTAAACTTACCATAATAGATATTCTCCTTAGGCTTACACTCACCCTCCAAATTGGCTTGTTGTTGACCGTTCTTCTCAATATCCTCAAGAGCCTTCCTATCGGCGTCCTCCTGAGAGATGGAAGATACGTACTTGCCCTCAGGAATGATATAAACATATTCCTGACCGTCACTGAACTTATCGCAATTATTACGTATAAACGTCTTCCTCTGCTCCTCGTTATACCAGATATCGGTTATACACTCACCATGCTCGTTGGCGTATTTCTGACCGTTCAGGGCTATATCCTCCATAGCCTTGGCGTCTGCGTCCTCCTGCGAGATAAACGACTTGTAAGTCCTTTCCTCGACCGTATACAACACCACCGATCCATGTTGGTTGGCCAGACAGTCGTCCTTGGTGAACGGCTGAACCATCTTGATATTATAATAAACGGGTTTGGCGTCTTGGGCTATCATATACTCCTTGACAATATTACCGTCCTTTGACGTTATACGGAACTTAGCTGTACAAATCTGACCGGTATAATTAGCCTTGTATACGATATTAAGCTTATTATCGCCTACCCCATGGCTCTTGTCGTTAATGGCAAAGCAATTACCCTCGACACAATTCTTATCTATTTCCCTTGCCATATTATCCTTCAGTTATTCTCCATGAAACATCATCTCCGGCCTCTACCCTCACGATTTGGGTATCACCATCCTTATTAAGCGTCAACCTTTGCGGATCCACGTTGAAGGGTGGTTCCGGCTCCGGCTCACTACCATCACCGCAAGTGCAACATACCAGCTCGATATCATACTCGGTATTGGACTTGATATCGATGACAACCTGACCGTTCTCGCTAGTCACGTTATCGAAGTCATGATCAAGTATGATATAAGGTATATCATTAGGCTGTTGATTGATATTAACAACCTTACCGTTCAAGACAAACATCTCATGATGCTGTTCGTTATCCATATTCTTAGGCATAGCTATGACAAAGCTAGCCTCATACAAATCAGTAGCTCCGGGATCCTCAGGATCGGCATACACTATATATCTGCTATCCTCTTCCGGGACCTTCATGGATAAGCCGTTCACGTTCATGGAGACTATATAAGACTTGCTCACCGAGCCACCAAGGGTAAGGCAGGAAGCCTTGACCGAGGCGGAGTTGAGCTTGGCGTTGATGGTCGCCGTCCCGCCCTCCATGTCGAACATGATACTGGTAGGATCCACGCTTACCCGCTCTATACCCTTCTGGGTTATAGTAGCGAGTTTCGTAACCTTGCCTTTCTCGACCGCCACGTAAGTCTCCCTAGACAACCTACCCATCCATCCCGGCTCTACCTTGATAGCCACCTTGTCGGGGCCGGTACCGGAAATCTTGTCGTAGGACACCCATGAGGAGCCTTGCTCGATCTTGGCAAGAATATCTTTTAAATTACTAGCCATATCACTCCGCTTGCGTTATAGTCCATTTATCACTCTTACCTACGATAATCTCCAAAATCTGCTCACCACCCTCAGGAGGATACTCGAAGTTAGTAGGCTTAATCTCAAACACGCTGGCGCCACCACAACCAAGATCGCAGATCATGTCCGGCAACCATCCCTCCTCGAAAAACCGTTCTATAAGCTCCCTGACAGCCTCTGAAAAAGAGTCAAGCTCTAACCTGTCTACGGGAAGAGATCCCTTCTTGAGGGTCTCACCACATACCCAGCCGTCACACTCGGAAGCCAAGACCGTATCGTACACTCTTTTAGCCATAACATGAGGTATTTAAAATATTACTATTCAATGTAGTATATACGATATTAACATCAGTGAACTCATCACCCATGCAATATTTCTTCTTAAACTTAACGGATCTACCAGAAACGACATACCCGTCATTAGGGACGATAGTACCACAATAGGTAACACTGAGCACATTCAACGGCTCGTATCTTAATCTGACAGCTTGAACGCCCTTGAACGAGTCACGTTGGATGGACGCCGTAGCGCCAGATACGGCAACTAGCTTTCTTACCAGAGACTCGATTACGCTATTCATGCTATCACCGTTCCTGATATCTGCCTCAGGGAACGACTGACCGTCATATATGATCTGGGAGCTGTAGATACTACACTCGTTCCCCGGTCTATATTCCGGCTTACATGGATTACAATTTCTCATATTATCAAATTAATTTGTTGATCATTCTTCTCAACTCGGATATCTCGGCATCCCTATCCCGTATGGCTTTTATCATAGCGTTAAGGGTATCGGACATATCGCAATTAGGGGATAATCCCAATGATTCCACACGTACCTTATCACCGGGGTAAATACAATCGGTACTCATGTACGTAGAACACGGTACTTTCGTATCGTCTACAGTAGGTCTGTATTGTTTTTTGTTGCAGCCATTCATATCACCATACCTCCTCTTCAGTTCCGCTATCCCCACCGCTACCACCGGCGTTGACAAGCTCGTTTATAATCTTCCTCAAATCCAGAACCTCACGATGGTATAAATCTATCTGCTTATCCCTAGACGCTATAATACGCCTCAATGAGTCTATAACGACAGAAATGTCATTACCTTTCTCTATACCATCCGCTACCAACTCATCGCCTGAGTATAAGACACATTTATCATACAAGGTTATAGGACATCCATAACCAACACAAGGTTCGTCCTGACAACCCCGATCGCAAGGATCACAAGGATCGTTAGGGCATTTGTTAAGAAACCCATCTATCTTAACGCCATGACAACACTCTTCGGGACGTTCCCGTGAATGATCATGACAACAACCACCTAAATTACACATATCAATAATATTATTGTTTTTAGCAAAGATACAGATTTGATTTAATAACAGGATAACACACTTCATTAAACAATACAGGGGATACGACATTCGTATCCCCTGTACCCTAGAATTATAACAACGAAATAAAATCAAGATTTCAATTTAAGAACAGGATTACCCCATCTTTCTTTCCATTGCCTTCCCAAATCATTTATAACACCATTGTAGTCTTTTATATATCCAGCATTAATAGCATAAGATATATTCCTTTCTATTGATACTATCATATCTAATTCCTCAAAAGAAGCTCTATTCCTTATCCCTTCTTCATGTACTCCAAAAACAACAAAATTTATACCCTTAGCTATCCTTGATAACAACTCCTTTAAATTACTTTTATCACTTATAAGCGAAGATACACTACTGCACATCTCTATATAAGCATCACCAGCGGCATTTCTTATCCCCACAACATTATCAACAAACCACATTACAACATCAGCGCAAACCTCAGGACTCATTTCCATGGCCACCACAAGGAAAAGATATGGATTCATATACCACATTTGACCATCCCCCTTACCTTTTCGACATGCTAATCCCATTTTATTTAAATCACTAAGATTTAGAGTCTTATTTTGTAGGCTGATATTTATCCGCTTACATAAATCCCTGTTTTCCAATCTACTAATTATTTCCCTACATTTCTCTTGGAAACCATCATACTTAATAATATCATTAAGCTTCTTAGGAGATAAGCCCTTCTTAAGCCTATCGTCAGATAAGACTTTCATAGCTAAAGTGATGTTAACAAAACCATTATCACTGAGCGCAGGTATAACAACACCCATCAATCTCCTATCAGAAGATTTGATTTCAACTCTACTTTTCATAACTTTGAACAATATTTTAAATTAAACATAATACCTATCGGTTCGAGATGAATAGATAGGTATGCAAATATAAAATATATTCAATATACAAACAAGTGTATTACAATATATAAACTTATTATATCTGATATTTTTACAAAAAAAATGGAGGAGATATGCAATCCCCTCCAAACACTAATCTATAAATTATGGAAAAACAAAAAAGCATTCTTACCAATAACACTGATCTTCTTGATCGATATTCTCAATCCATTTCTCGCATTCAAGATTAAGATCAGCGTACTCCTGTCCCTCTACCATCAAGACCTCACGAGCCTTGGCGTTGGCATCCTCAACCGATATCCATGACCTAAACCTGTTTGCTTTGATAGAGTAATATACTTTACCGGACTTATATCCGAACGGACATACCTTTTCAAACCAATCACCGATCTTCGTATTATAGAATACAGGTGAACAACTACCCTCGGCGTTAGCCTTCTCCTGACCTTCTTTCATGAACTTCCTATAGGCTAACGTATCGGCGTCTATCTGGGAGATATCGGATATGACAGCTCCGGCTGGTAATTCATATACAATACCTTCCTTGCCTGATGTGCCAGCCTCGCAGTCGTTCTTGTAAAACAAGCCACGAAGAGGCTGTGAGGCCCAGTCCTCGCAGCAAGCCCCGACGGAGTTGGCCTCCCCCTGCCCGATCCGTCCAAGCTCCACCCTAGCCTTATCATTGGCATCTTTCTTGGATACGTAAGAGACAAACCTACCTTCCTCTATACATACCTGCTCCTTGGATCCCTTACCGCTTACGCAATTGTTCTTGATAAACTCATCGCATACCTGATCATTATACCATACGGACGGTATTATGTCGGCATATGTGTTGGCGTAGTCCTGACCGTTGGCTTTGATATCATCCTCAGCCTTACTGTCAGCTTCCTCCTGCGTATCGCCAAAATAGACGTTGGGCGGGATCCGGTAGTCAACAGAGCCGCCCACGTACCCGGCAGGCGGGTTGTTTCTGGTGAACGTCCGAACTATTTCTTTATTACCGTATATCATTGTGATTCACTTTGTCGCAAATATAGATATTTTACCGATATGAGACACATAACCGTAAATGCAAATATGCAGTTACCTGATTATCAGTTTTTGGGCAAAAATGGAATTAATTATCCCAATGACTAAATGACTCCGATCCGGCAAAAACGCCATAATCCCTGAACATGCCTCCACATAATATGAAATCGCTTTTCTTACTACCGTTTATAGATGACAATATATACCGGTAACCCTTTCCTGTTATATAGATAGTCCTTGCATATACAACCTTTCCGGATTCCGTACATATATTCTTATCCCGATAATGAGCAAATCCTTAGCCGTAATCTCCCAATCTCCATTAACCTTGATCCTTTTAACTATTATCTTTATCTTAACAAGAAAATCACGAAGACATTTATCACTTATAATTATATCATTCTGTTCAAGTTTCTTAGCTAAATCCCTTATCAATAAATCCGACTCACCGGACATGATAAACGACTCTGAAAATTCTATATCCTCTTTCTTCGACTCAAGGACCTTAGCCACCTCCTCGGCTTTAGCCTTCTCCTCTAACGCCAGCTTCTCTGCGGCTA